AATAGGGCTGAAGACGCGCCATCTGCTCGTCCGTCAGCCAGAACAAATCCCTCATCCTTCAGGCTCCTCACCGTGAGCCTGAATCACAGCCGTCACCGCAAATCAATGGGTCCTGACCCTAGCGGCCGACGCGGCGCGGCCAGTAACGGAAAGCCCGATGCCGGGGGCGGAGGTTGTTCTGCAAGGAATGACGGCTCAATCGGGCAACGCCGCACAGTTTCAAAAATCGCCTCTCCCCAAGGCGTCCGCCGCCGCGTCTGGCACTGCGGAAGGGGTGCACCCCATGGGGACGTTTTGCCCACGCTGCGAAGCGTCGGTTTTCACCGCGCCGGGGGCTTCGGTCCCCGGCCAGATTGAGGAAGTGCCATGAAAACGAGTGACTTGATCGAACAGCGGGCGGGGATCGTCGCTCGCATGAACGCCGCACACGATGCGGACAACAACAGCGCCTTTGAGGCGGCTGAAACCGAACTGCGCGGCCTCGACGCCAAGCTGGATCGCCAGCGCAAGATCGACGCCGCCGACCGCACCGAACCCGGCACCCCGCTCAACGGCGACAACAAGCTGACCAGCGAAATCCGGTCCAGGTTCAACATCGGCCGCGCCATCGCGGGCGCTGCGGGGCTGGCTGTCGATTGGGGCTTTGAGCGCGAGATGCAAGGCGAACTGGCGAAGCGCGCAGGTCGCAATGCCGAGGGTGTATTCATCCCGACCGAGTGCTTCGAAACCCGCGTTCTGACCACCACGACCGGTGCCGAACTGGTGCCGACCGAGCATCGCCCCGATCAGTATATCAGCGCCCTGGTCGCCTCCAGTGTCGTTCGTGGCATGGGCGCGCGCGTCCTGTCGGGCCTGACGGGTAATCTCTCCATCCCCCGCGAAACCGATTCCCCGGCTGTCGGCTGGGTGGCGGAGAATAGCGCCCTGACCGCCGACGATGCCGATTTTGACAGCATCACCCTGTCGCCCAAACATGCGGGCGCGCTGTCGGAATGGTCCCGCAACATGCTCATGCAGGCCAGCCCGGACGTGGAAGCCCTGCTGCGCCAAATGCTGGCCCGCAACCTCGCGCTGGCGATCGACAAGGCGGCTATCCTTGGCGGCGGCGCCAATGAACCCAAGGGCGTTTTGGCCACGACCGGCATTCAGAAGCTCACGGCCCCGGCTTCGCTGTTCGACGCGCTGGCCGATGCCGTGGCGCTGGCCGATGTGGAGAATGTGGGCGCATCGCGCGGCCTGCTGACCACCCCGGAAATCCGCAAGATCGCCGCCAAGGCATTGGACGCCAACGGCCTGCCTATCGGGCTGGACAAGGTTTTCGGCGGCGTTTCCTCCACCTTCTCCAATCAGGTGCCCAAGACGCTGGGCGGAAGCCCCGGCACCGAACATGGCCTGATCTACGGCGACTGGTCGGAACTGCTGATCGGCATCTGGTCGGAAATCGACATCCTTGTGAACCCGTTCGAATCGACGGCTTACAGCAAGGGCAATGTCATGATCCGCGCCATGGCGACGGTCGATAGCGCGGTTCGCCACCCCAGGGCGTTCGTGTCGGTCGAGGACGTGACCACGGCGACCCCGGCCATGCCGGAAGTGGTGACGCCCTGATGAGCGCGGCGGCATCCATCGAGCGGCGGGCCTTCACGGAGGTCCGCACCGCTGGGCGGCGTATCGAGGGGTATGCCGCCACCTTCAACGCGGAGGCGGCTTTCGGTCGCTTCCGCGAGCGTATCGCCCCCGGTGCCTTTCGTGGCGCGCTGGCGGGCGACGTGCTGGCCATGCTGGACCATGACCCCGGCAAGGTGCTGGGGCGGACCCGCTCGGGCACGCTGCGGCTCACTGAGGACAGCCGGGGCCTCGCCTTCTCGCTTGACCTTCCGGACACGCAGGCGGGCCGTGACGTGCTGGCGCTGGCCGAGCGCGGCGATCTTGGCGGCATGTCCTTTGGCTTCACCGTGCCCAAGGGCGGCGAAAGCTGGCAGGGCGAAACCCGGACGCTTCGCACCGTGGATCTGAAAGAAATCAGCATCGTGCAGGCATGGCCCGCCTATCCCGACACAGAGATCGCGCTGCGCCACCGTGCCGATAACGATACGGCCATCCTGCGCCGCCGCCGGTCCCTCATTCTCGCGGAGGTGGCCCGTGCGATTGGCTGACCGCTTCCTGTCCCGGCTGGGCTATGAACGCCGCGACGCCAGCGATCCGTCATGGGCGGCGCTGGCCCCCGGCATCGGCTACTATGCGGGCGTGTCGGCGCGCTATGCCGAGAATATGAGCGCGGTGCTGGGTTGCGTAAACGTGATCGCGGACAGCCTCGCCAGCATCCCGGCCCTGATATACCGGCTGGAGGGCGAAAACCGCATCGAGGCGCTAAGCCATCCCCTGCGCCGCCTGACCGTGGGTGGCGTCAACGGGGGCATGACCTGGCCGGAGTTCATCGGCCATCTGGTCGCTTCGACGCTGCTGACCGGCAACGGCCTTGCCGAGATCGTCCGATCCGGCAACGGGCAGCTTGCGGGCCTCGCCTATATCCCGTGGGGCATGGTGACGGTCGCGGAACTGGCGAGCGGGCGCCTGGCCTATGACGTGTCGGACGGGCGCGGGCATGTGCGCCGCCTGCTGGCCGGTGAAGTCATCCACCTTCGCGACCGCACCGATGACGGCAAGATCGGTGTGTCGCGCCTCTCGCGGGCCTCCAGCGCCGTTGAGGCTGTCCAACTTGCCAACAGCCATGCCCGTGCCTTCCTCGCGAATGGGGCGTCCCCAAGCGGCTGGATCGAGGTTCCCGGCACCATGAAGCCGGAACAGCGCAAGGAACTGCGGGAAGGCTTCCAGAGCCGCCACGGCGGGGCAGGCAATGCCGGTTCGACGCTGGTGCTGGACGGCGGCATGAAGTGGAACGGCGTTTCCCTGTCCCCCGAGGATAGCGAACTGCTGGAAACCCGGAAATTCGGCACGGAAGAAATCTGTCGCCTGTTTCAGGTGCCGCCCCCGCTGGTGCAGGACTATTCGCATAACACGTTCACGAACAGCGAGACGGCGGGCCGCTGGTTCGCCATGTTTACGCTGGCCCCATGGGCGCGCAAGATCGAGGCGGAATTTGCCCGTTCTGTGTTCCCGACCAATGGCCCCTATGAACTGGAACTGGACCTTTCCGGCTTCCTTCGCGGCGATCCGCAAACCCGCTGGCAGGCGCATGAGATTGCGCTGCGGAACAAGGTGCTGGATGCCAACGAAGTTCGCCAGATTGAGGGCTGGAATCCCCGCAAGGAGGAACCTGCTGGCGTCCGTAGTCCGGCGAATCCAGACGACGGTAAACAGGTGATCGAGAATCAGGGAGAACAGTCCCATGTCTGATCTTGTCACCCTTGCAGAAGCAAAGCTGCACCTGCGCGTCATCCATGACGATGAGGACACGGCCATCGCCATGATGATCGCGGCGGCGGAGGAGGCGGTGCTGGACGTGGCCACCGATTGGGATGGCGAAGGCGAGGTTCCGGTGCGGCTTAAGCTGGCCGTCCTGACCCGCGTGGCGGTCATGTTCGACACCCGCGACAGTATCGAGGCGGGCAAGGGCGAATTGCCCATGCTGACGCCGCTGCGAAGGTTGGAGGTGTAGGAGGTGGCAGACGTGGCCTCCCTCCCTTATTGGCCCGCGCGGTTGAGCGAGGATTTGGCCGCCGCCTACCTTGGCGTGTCCAAGACGAACTTTCGTGGCAAGTGGCAAGCACGACAGTATCCCCAGCCGGTTCGGGATGGCAGCCGCTTGCTCTGGTCCCGGTTGCAGCTTGATCGCTTCGTGGAAGCGCAATTCGGCCTGACGGGCGCGAATGAGGAAGGAGACGGCTCATGGGCCGACTTGAGATAAAGGGCGTCTGCCAAAAGGCCGGGCGGCTCTATTACCGCCGCAAGGTGGCGGGCCGGGATACCTATATCCGCCTCCCCGCGCTGGACGATCCCAATTTCGCCGCCGCCTACGCCGCTGCCTCACGACCCGACGCCGCGCGATCCAAACCCGGCAGGGGCACCTTTGCTGCGCTGGTGGCCGACTATCGCGGATCGAGTGACTTCCGTAATATCCGTTCGCCCAACACAAAAGCAAACCGGCTGCGCTATCTCGATATGATCGCCAGCGTTCACGGGCATAGGACCGTTGCCGGATGCCGCCCCAGCGACGTGCGGAAGATGCGCGATGCCTATGCCGATTTCCCCGGCAAGGCGAATAACTGGCTGGCGACCTTCAAGACGTTGATGGCCTATGCCGCCCTAAACGACTGGCGGAAGGACAACCCCGCTGTTGACGTGAAGATGCTGCCCATTGGCGAACATGAGCCGTGGCCCGCCCCTGTGCTGGAAAAGGCGCTCGCGACCGCATCCGCGACGCTGCGCCTCGCGATTGTCACCGGCCTGTGCAGCGGCGCGCGGATCGGTGACGTGATCCGAATGCAGCACGGTTGGCATGATGGCTCTATCATGGAGTTCACGACCGCCAAGAACCGGGCAGACGTGGCGATCCCGATGCACCCGCTTTGGCTGGAGGAAATCGGCAAGCAGCCGCGCAGGGCCGTGACGCTGCTCTATGACCGGACGGGCAAGCCCTTCACCGACACCAAGATATTACAGGAGCGTGTGCGGCGGCTGATGCACGAGATTGGCGGCCCGACATACAACAGTAATGGCAAGGCCCGCCTATTCAGCTTTCACGGGCTGCGGAAGAACGCGGCCTGCTATCTGGCCGAGCTTGGCCTGAGCGATACCGACATTGGCGCCATCTGTGGAATGACCCCCGACACGGTGCGCCACTACACGAAAAGGGCACGCGCTTTGATGATCGCGCGCGGTGCTGCCGATCGTGTGACAAGGGGGGACGTCCTCCCCTTAAAAGGGGGACGGGCGCAAGGAGCCGGAAAATAAATGCTTAAAAAACAAAGTGGTGACCCCTACGGGAATCGAACCCGTGTTTCAGCCGTGAAAGGGCCGCGTCCTAGACCGCTAGACGAAGGGGCCACATGCAGTCCGCCTGAGCGATGCTGCGAAGCGAGGCGGGCATTAGG